AGTTCGGTTCTCGATACGGGCACCACTGAAAAATCGGTCTTCTCCAAGTTGAGGCAAGGCGCGGTCCAAGACGAATTCTCCAGCCAATCCAGCTACACCAACATCGCTTGGCTTAAGATTCTTTTGCAATTGGTTGATGAGCGTTAATGCGTTCTCATATTTGACGGTGTTTTCCTGCGCCCGCGTCGTCAAGGCAGTCGTTGGCTTAACTATGGTTGGCTGTGCTCCGGTCGTCTGCGTAACAACCGGACGACCTGACTCATCTGTGCTGACCGTGAGCGACGATTGATGCGATGGGATTGCCCCTCGCCAGAGCTTTGAGCGTTCGAGATGTTGCTGGTAGCCTTCGGCGTCTCCCGCAAGACGACTCTGTTCGGCGAGCGTTGCTTCGTCATCGGACATCTTCAGATAACGCTCACCCGCAAGCGGCGATGCACCTTGCAAGAGCTTCAGCTTGTCAAGTGCCAGCCGGTCACGGTCCACACCAAGTTGGCCTGTCTGGAAACTCAACAGGCGCGATTCCTGTGCGGCTTGATTCGCCTCCTGCGCTGCCTGGTGCTTTTGGAGTTGCTGCAACTGCTGGGCGTCCTGCGCGATCTTCTGCACGTTGAGCAACCGCGTCTCCTCGAACTCGCGTTGGCGCTCTGCCGCACGCTCGGCGCGTTCCTGCGCCTCAGCCTGTCTCTGAGCCTGCGCCTGAGCCATCGCCTGCGCCCGGATGCTCTGGTCCGTCAGCTCTAAGCCGACACGAGCGCCAGCTTGGAGCGCCTGTGAGAACAGGTTCGGCGTTATGCCAGCAATCCACGGAGGTAAAGAGAAGGCCATATCTTATCCTGCGCTACCATAGTCAGCATCCCACTCATTGAGATATTTCCAATCCGGTTGCATCATGTCATCCCAATTCGGTACATTACCTGTTTGTGCGCCAGTGTCCCAATTGAACCAGTCATTCCAGTAGTCGGTGCTGTTCGTGTTGCCGGGACCGACGCCGAACATGCCGCCACCGCCGCCGATAAAAGGATCGTTGAACCAATCTTGGAATCCGCCACCGCCCGGTGTCGCGTATGAGCCGCCTTCTGGTCCTTGGAACGTGCCCATGTTGGCCCACAAATCCTTTGGCGCGGCTCCTTGCGTGCCCCAGTTGATTCCGGTGCCAGTATAACGTTGCGTGACAGGTTGCGACCCCCACACGCTCTGGCCTGGGAAACCCGCCCAGGGCGTATTAATGAAACTATCGGGCGCATTGAGATTTCGCGGAGCACCGCCGCCTACGCCGCTGTAGCTCAGGCTCGCCCCGCCAGTGCGCTGCAACTTGGCCATGTACAGGTCAAACAGGCGTTGCGCTTCCCTGGCTGCTTTCTCGGGGTCAGGCGCAGCGTTCAACGTCGCGTTGCGATTGGCGACTTCAAGCGCCGTCTCTGGCTGCACCGTCAGCGTCTTCGCCACGGTCGGCAACGCCGCAAGAAGGTCAGCCGCGCCCTTGGATTTCTGCGCCTCTGCTGTTAGCCCGAGGTGTCGCAGCCCCCTGGCACCCGCGAACGGGCTGAGTGGAACGCCTGCACCGATGCCAAACTGCGCCGCTGTGTTCTGGAGGAGAGCAATCGTTTCGGGGTCGAGTTCGCCGGCCAGTTCGCTACCGATGTTCGCTGATAACGCACCGAGATTGCCTGCGAGACCGGGGAACACGCCCGCGATGTCGTTATACACGTTCGGCAGGCCGATGGTTCCAGGCACAAGCCCGAACGGTCCTTGGCCGGTGCGAGGCGGTGCGTTTAGGTCAAAGGGTAGAGTGGGCATAATTAAACGACGCAGCCAACCCCAAGAGCGCGGGGCGAAGCGGTCCCGAAGACTTCAATGCTGATTGGAATGGCGTCCTCAGGAATGTGCGAGCGTATCTCGCGGTTGAGTTCGCGCACCGCCTTCTGCTGAAACACTTCGGCGCTTGCATTGTCACCAGCGTTCTCGTCGCGTATCGCAAGAATCATCAGCTTAATCGCAACCCAGTTGTCGATTAGCATTTGGTCTTCGTCCGTCTCCACCGCAATGAACCGGAGCTTCACCAGCGCCTCAAGGCTCGTGAGGCCGTTGCAGCTTCCGCTTCGGCGCAATCCTCGAATCGTCGAATGCAGGAAAGACGGACTGCGCTCGCTGGGCGTGTAGTACGCGCAATCTTCCATGACATCGGCCACCGGGTCATAGGCATAAAGTCTGACTGGTCCCATCGTGGCGTCCTTCAATACCCTCGAAATGTGGCGCACGAGAAACGGCGTGCCCACGAACGGAATTGCCAAGGTCAAAACGACACCTTCCTGCCAAGTGCCATCAGCACGTTTGGTCATTATGGTCTGCCCGTTCGCGTCGATGCCGTAAATCGTGACGGTTTTTCCAACGTCAGCTTGGTAAGCAGGAAAGGCTCGAATATATCGCTCCGCACCGCAACGCAACTGCGCTTGAACGGGTACTTGCCCGTCATTTTGGATAACGACATTACCGCAGCGCGATGCAGCGCACCTATAGTCAGCGCCGTTCATTGGTAGGAATGGCCACCAATAATCGCTCACGATCATCTGCCGTCCGCACAAGTTCACGGCCAGCGGAGTTTCAACATAGCGCGGCCACGTAATTGTGTTGCAGCGCACGCACGCGGCGAATTTTTTCACGGTGCCCCAAAAACCTCCGCGCACCATGAGCCGTTGCACAGCCTCGTTCGTCCACGCCTTGAACGTGACTTTATTCGAGCACACACCAGCAACATCTGATGCTTGCGTTTCTTTGAATTCGCCCCAGGTCATAGCTTGACCTCCTTAAAACGGACCAGTAGAGTGCGTCCATGCGATTCACCAAGGAGTTCATTGACCGATTTTGGAGCCACGTCACCAAAGGAGAACCAAACGAGTGCTGGAACTGGCATAGACCCGGTAAGCGTGGTGGTTATGGACAGGTCAAATGGAATTACAAAAGCCTGCTTGCCCACAGAGTTGCTTGGGAGATAACGCATGGCCCAATTCCGAAAGGCTTGATGGTTTGCCATCATTGCGACAATCCGTTGTGCTGCAATCCAAGTTCGTTGCACCTGTTTCTCGGCACAGCGAAGGATAACTTGCAAGACATGGTAAAAAAGGGACGCAGCTTGTATGGCGAGCGCCAGAAGAAAGCCAAGTTGACCGACGAGCTTGTGGCAACCTTTCGCCGCGCCTATTTTCAAGGAGAGATTAAAGTGGCGGAAATCACGAAGCGATTCCACATGGACAAAGGTGGTATTCTTTCGATGCTCTACGGCAGAACTTGGAAACACATCGCAATGCCCACGGACTTGAATTTGACGCCAGAAGTTAGCGGTGTCGCTTCTTTGTCGAAGAAACAAGTGCAACGCATTTGGCAGCATCTTCAAGAATCGCAATACCACGGACAGATAAATGAGCTTGCCAGTTTGTTCAACGTAAACCGAATCACGATTCGTAGAATCCGAGATGGTCAAAGGTACGCGCATATCACACGGCCCGGTCCCAAATTCTGCTCGACGGCTTGATCACATAAATTCCGATGGCGTCAGGAACCCCCGGTGTTGCATCATCGAAGACACTCAAAGTTCCAAGCGGAGCGGCAATCAATGAACCCACACCCAACGGCCACTTATCTGTAAAGGCTGTATCCTGAACCCAGAAACTGCCCGTACTTTGCGAAATCGTTCCTGCTTCGCCACCGTCATAAACCAAAAGTTGCGCCAAAGTCCCAACGAAAATCCTTCGCTCGTACGTCGGAATAACGCCCAGCGGCCAGTGATTGCGGGTCCATTGGCCCACCACGATGTTCCATTCAAAGTAACCAACAGATTGCCCCGTGCTCGCGTCGATTTTATTCCAAGTATAGCCACGTTGCTCGACGGTCGGTTGCGACGATGACTTAATGGTAAGCGCGAACTCACCGGGGAAGAACACTTCAATCGCAGCGGCGATGTCGTTGGCGAACTGCTGCTGCGACGCGGGACAGTAACCCGGCGGGAACGGCGAGACTTCGGTTCGTAAAATGATGTCGTCGGTGGGCATCGCACAACCAATGCGCCCATTTGCCGCGATTAGCAATAGCGAAAAGATTGGCTAGCCCTTCGGCGTGGGGTCGCACGGCTCGCCAACATTTGGCCAATCACGAATAGAAATCCATCCCTTCGACGGTTCAAAAGGCTCTGTTGATACTTGCCCAATCCAACTGCCGTCATGCCAGCGTTTCTTGCGTTCGATGATGCGCTGATCTTTCGGCAAACGCCGAAGCCATTGCCGAAGGCGCACCTTCAACAGTTCTTCGGCTTCCTCGTGAAGCGTCCGGAATTTCCGTAAGGACATCCGCAATCGCTTTGCGCGCGCTCGGTCATCATCTCCATGGGCGGCATAAACTCGACGAAGGCGGTTCGGCAGCAATCTTACATCAACAGGTTCAGGGTGCAGGCTCTTTTTTACTGGCGTAAACGACTCATATATTTGCTCCTCCCAACGAGGCACGTTATCAAACAGGAAATCGTAAAACCGCGAGTGCTCGAATGGCATATCAGAACAACTCACCCTCAATCGTGGTAGCTATCGCCGTGAACGAAAGCGGCGTGACGTTGATCGTGATAACGCCATTGGTGACGAGTCGGAAATGCAATCCGGCGTTGGTATTGCCATCGGTGACGGGGGCGAAGATACCGCGCAGCATTTCTGCGCTCGTGTCCAAATCGGTTGAGCGCGTGAGCACCCAAGGCGTGCCGCCAGAGCCAAGCGACGTAACGACGTAGCTGCCGTTGTTCGCGCCAAGCCCTTCGTTCTTGACGAGGATACGGTCGGCGACGGACAGGGAAACGCCATCAATGGCGGGCAGAGCGCCAACGACATTAGCGGTCAGGACGTTCAAGACGCGCGTGTTGGCGGGCAGCGCGGCGGTGGTTGCTACGCGCCACGCGGTTTTCTTGCCGAACATTGTCCAACCCACGACATCGGACGAGAAAACAAAGGTTCCTTGCGGTGCGTATCCGGCCCCGCCAAGACCAACCCATGAGACGACGTTGCCTTGGACGGGATGAACGTAGGTGACTGCGAGAATCCAAGCGCAACCAGTGGGCGTGGCTTGGCCAGCGGTGTCGTGATAAATCTTGGTGACGGCGGGCGTGTCGAGAAGTGCGCCGTTGAGTTGGAACGCGCCGAAGCCATCGGTGACGCGCCACTCGTAATTGACATAGTTCAGGTTCGGCTCGAACTCGGGGA